GAAGGCGGCTGAAAGACCTGAAGGACTTCGTTTACGCAAACCTCGTAGCTGAACAGGTCGCAGCCTGTCATTCGGCTTTTATCACTGGCGTAACTGATCCGATGGTCCTCGCTGAGCAAGGTCGATCGAGAAGCAATCTTGAAGACTTGTCCCCCGGAACTATTCAATATCTCGCTGACGGAGAAGGTGTGGCGTTCTCTGATCCAGCAAGACCGGGAACGACGCTCGCGCCGTATGTCGAGTGGGCGTTGCACGGCGTTGCTGCTGCACTCCGATACCCGTACGAACTCCTCGCCAAGCAGTTTACAAACAATTTCAGTGGTGGTCGACTCGCTCTGATGGATGGCCGGATCACCTTCAAGGTTTGGCAACAGTGCCTTATTGAGCGAACGCTGGAGCCGGTTTGGCATCGGTTTATCGATCAATGCGTGTTTGAAGGCGCAATCAAGATTGATCCCGTCAAGTACGAGGAAAATCGTGACCACTTCCTGCAACACGCATGGATTCCCCCAGGCTGGCCTTGGGTTGATCCTGAAAAAGAAGTCACCGCAGACTTGGCAGCCATCGCTGGCGGACTGCAGACGGAAACAGAATCTCTCGCTGCAAGAGGCAGAGACTTCGACGAGACATTGGCTCAGCGAGAACGCGAAGCGATGGCCAAGATGAGAGCAGAGGCCAGAATCATGACGGCTCGGCAAGCGTTGGGGCTACCAGATCCAAACGCGATTCCTGCACCGGTTGGAAAACCATCGGAATCCGCTAAAGCAGTTCGGGGGGTGCAGAATGCCACAGCTTGACACGATTGCAGATCCAGCATTGTTTCGCACAACACGGCAGGCCGAGTTGCCTGCAAAGGTCGACCGCAAAGCCAACATCATTTTTGGTGCCAATCTGATGCAGGTTGGCGACCTTAACAACGGCGATGCCAGGCCGTGGACTGTGGACGCTGAATCGTTGTCACAAGCTCAGAAGATGATGAGCAAAGGCAACAACGGTGCGAAGGCTCGATTCACTCATCCAAACATGTCCAGCGATGGCATGGGCAGTTATCTCGGTCGGTGGAAGAACGTTCGCGTCGACGGCGGAACGCTACGTGGCGACCTGCACTTGGCAGACGCTGCTTTTAAAAGCCCACAAGGCGACCTTGGCACCTATGTCATGGACTTGGCGGAAAGCGATCCTGAAGCGTTTGGCGTATCGCTGGCGACTCGGCTGGATTATGCAAGCCTCGAAGAGTTCGACAAGAAAAAGACGGGCGAAAAGTGGCCAATGCGATTTTCTGACATCCGGGCCGGAGACATCGTTGACGAGCCAGCCGCAACACGCGGTGGAATGTTCGACTTGACTACGCCGGATCTGCGAAACCTGCCAGCGCAGGCGACAGTATTGCTTTCCACGTATTTTGGCGATGCGGAACCCGAAGTGGTCAGGGGTCGTATCAACAGTTTCCTTGACCGCTATCTATCAAACAGGGAGCCTGTAATGGCCGACGAAACACAAGTTGAGAAGCCAGAAGAAACACCGGTCGAAGAAACGACCACGACTGAGACGCCAGTTGAAGAGACAGCAGCAAAGCCTGACTTGTCAACGGACTTCGCAGCCGACGAACGAGCACGCTGCAAAAAGATTCGGGCACTGGTTGACCTTGCGGGAGTTCCTGACAAGTTCAACCTGTTTGTGGACAACAATTTCAGCGTTGAAGAAACGCAGGCAGCTTTGCGTGACATCGTCGCAAAGAAAAACCCTGCACTCAGCAACGTGCCAGAAGCTCCCGCCGATCCAAACGCCAAATACAAGGCGGAATTTGCGGCCGAGCCTCGTTACGCTAAAAGCATGACCGTCGATCAGTTTGTTGCAATGCGTCGAGTTGACGAGGGTCTTGACGTTCTCAAAGCCCCAATGAACGCTGCAGGTTAGTCACGCTCCAAAAGGGCGATTCTTTTTCAATCACTGTTTGAGGAGCGAATACCATGGCTGTAACAGCCAATCAAGTCATCAAAGTGCAGGAAGGCGATCGACGGAGCTATCCTGTCGAGGAGTCTACTCGCATTTATCAAGGAACGCTGGTCTATGTAAACGCAGCCGGATACGCCTGCGATGTCACTGCAACAGGCGTTAACGCTTTTGTTGGCATCGCAGTCGCAGAAGCCGACAACACCAGCGGCGCAGATGGCGATATTGAAGTCGAGGTCTACACGGAAGGTGACTTCGAGCTGACTGGCACATTCAACTCCATTACCGACGTTGGAATGCCAGCGTATGGCGATGACAACTACGCGGTTGTCGTTGCTCTTGGCGCAAGCAGCGTCCGCATTGGGCGTGTTGTGCGATTCGTCAGCACTACAAAAGCAATCATTGCCATCAAGCCAAGCGGCGTCGGAGCATTGGAAGTTGCTCCGCTCACAACCATCACGCCAGCAGATGCGGCTGGAACGCCTGACTACGCAATTGCTGCAATCACAAGCAGCACGCCTTTCGGCTTTTCAAACGCGGCTGAAGGCATCACGATCCTTTACGTTATTCAGAACCTTCAGCGTCGCGTTTTGGACCTTGAAGCACGCCTGAAGTAGTTCTCTTGTGTCTCCGTCACGGGAGGCCGGTGATACGTTGCAACGTTCCCGGCTTACCCGCGACAGAGTTGATTTTCTCAGTGTGATTACCGTGATGGAGGTTTTGAAGGAAACCTCTCATGCCTCTGGATACAGCAAAAGCAACAGTCACACTGCGGACTTTGACGCAGAAATTCGACAACCGAATCGGCACTGCGACTCCGTTCTACCCGCAGGTTTCGACCATCGTGCCAAGCGACGGTGCGGACGAAGCCTACGGTATGCTCGGGAATCATCCCGGCGTTCGCGAATGGCTGGGTGATCGTCAGTTTCACGAGCTGCGAGCAGGGACGTTCACCATTGCGAACAAGCACTGGGAAAACTCGCTCAAGATCAAAAAGACCGACATCGCCGACGACCGTATGAACATGTACGGGCCGCTGATGGAAGACTTGGCCGTTGAAGCCAGTTATCACCCTGACGAACTGTTTTTTACGACGCTCGTCAATGGTGAATCGACAGCCTGTTTCGATGGTCAGTTCTTCTTTGACACTGACCACAGTTGGGGCGACTCTGGCACTCAGAGCAACGATCTGACCAGCGCGGCGGCTACCGGAACGACGCCAACAGTTGCAGAAGCCAAGGCAGCATTCAATTCCGCCCGAAACGCAATGATGAAGTTCAAGAACGATCAGGGCAAGCTGCTGAATCGACCGATTAGCATGGGCCTGAGCAACTTGCTGCTGCTGTGCAATGTCGACTTCGAAGCAATCTTCAAAGAAGCGTTGCTGGCACCTCTGGTGAGCACCGGCGGTACTAACGTCGTTGTTGACGCTCCGCAGATCATGTCCAGTGCTTACTTGACTGACACAAGCAAGTTTTACCTGTTCAATCTGGATGGCCCATTGAAGCCATTCGTGTTTCAGGCTCGCGAGCCGCTTTCACGTCAAATGAAAGGGCTGGACGACAGCGAAACCAAGGACGTGAAGTTTATGACTGAGGCACGATACAACCTCGGTTATTTGGCATGGTGGAAGGCTGTTCTTCACACCTTCACTTGATCGGCGGCTGTGGATGAGAAACACCGGAAGCCGTGTCTTCCGGTGGCCCTGTGGTTATCCGCCATAATCACGGGGCATTTTGTGGCGGCGGAATGAGACTCAGTAATGGCAGCAGCAGAAAAAACAAAAACGATCACGGTCGCAAAAGGACCGAAGGCAACCGGCAAAGTGTTTGGTTTTCGGATCGCTCCGAAAGACAAAACAAACGGCGGTCGAATCGAGATCGGCGACAGGCCGGTCAAAATCAATCTTGAATCGCCTGAAGCGATCAAGTGCAATTTGAGAGCCGCGGTTGAGGGTCACATCGGAATGGGTTTTCTCAAACTGGTGGACGCAACTGAATGAACCTTCGCGAGCAAATGGCCGTTGATGCGTGTGCAATCCTGAACACTGATGAACTCGGTGAACCAGCATTGTGGACGCCTTACGGCCAAAGCTCGGGGCTCAATAGAACTGTTCGCCTCATCGAGCAGCCGGACCTGCAAACGATCAGACGGGCATTTGTCTGGACAGTTCAAAAGGGCACAGCGACGCGGCAGGGTGATTTGTTTCGCGTCAAGCGTGGCAACATCACATCGACATGGCGAGTGCTTTACACAGATCCGGCAGAGACTGCTTTGCAGCGGTCTCATTGCCACCTTCAACTGACGGACGCAATTAAGGCTGTTCGTCGGCCGAAGTACAAGCGAGCAAGCGGGGCAGACGCTTCAATTCCTTCCGAGGTGGCAGCGTCATATCGGTGCCAGTGGTTTCAGTCTTCTGCGGAAATCGACGTGGATAACAGACGACGAACCATGCAGGGTGAGTGGTATTGCGTTGTTGAGGAAGTTCCAGAACTAGATACGGATCTCACTTTGACAGATTCCAATGGCAGATCGTTTCGGGTGGATCGACTCGAAAAAGGATTTAACCGCGATGAGCTGCCATATTTGATTTGTTCGAGGTCCGACGTATGAGCATCAAACGAATCGACAGAACGGTTCAAATGATGAGAGAGCTGCAGAAGGAAACGGCGGACGCATTGGAAGCAGCCGCATTGAAGTTGAAGACTATTTCTCAGCAGTCAGTCAGCAGGCGATACGTGAGACGGCCGGGGGTAAGAAGAACGGCAACACAACAAGATGGCCAGACGCAAACCTAAAACGCTCCGATACAGAGCCGGAAAACTGCTTTCAGCAACTTCCAAGGCAGGTCGCAAGCGGGTCAAGGCTGCGAAAAAAAACGTCGCAAAGAGAATTAAGGTAGTCAGCCGAAGGGTAAACAAAAGCAAGAAAAGAGCCGCGAGGTTTTTTAAGTCCAATTCGCTGTCGAAGGCTGTCGCACGACGAGCAAAAAAGGCGAATCGACAAGCCAAGAAAACATCAAAGGTACTTAAGCGAATTGGAAAGCGAAGGTTACGAGAGGCACGGCGACGGCTGAAGAAGTTACCAGGGCAAACACGCAAAGCGAAACGATTTGCAAAGAAGAGACTGAGGGCGGCATCGAAAAACACAACGCGGTTTTTTAAGGCTCGCAAAAAGGCGGCAAGACTTCGGGGACGCGAAAGAAAGATACAGGCCAGAGATCAACGCAGGGCATTGAGAGCACAGGAGAGAGCAAGAACTCAGTTTGATCTCGATGGCACTGTTGACATCACTGGCGCTCGAGTCAGGACATCAAATGCAGATCCGGGGGCAAGCAAGCCGGGCGAGCCGCCAAAGATGAGGACGGGCAAAGGCAGGTCGGCAATCAAGGCTCAGTTAAGGCTCAAGGGCAAGAAGCTGGAAAGCCGCGTTTATGTCGACAAAAAAATCGCTGGATATATGGCGATGTGGGAGTTTCGAAAGGACGGCAAAGGAAGGCCATTTCTGAAACCTGCAGTCGAAGACAACAAAGAGGCATTTGGCAGAG